TGTAATTAGTTGTCGTTGCCATTTAGCTTATAACTCCTATCGCATCTTGCCATTCTAAGGTATTGAGCACACTATTCCAGCTTTCTGCTGCATTGACCTGAGCCCATTGTTGGGCAAAGGCCGAGAACTCTGTTGGGGTAGCTAGGAAGGTAACTGAAAGGCCCGAGACTGAGGCGTTGAAAGTCCAGCCCTCTACAAAGCCAGTAAATTCGCCGCCTAGGATATTAAGGGGCAGGTTGGTGATTCTGACTGGCTGGCCCATAAATATATTTAATAGGGCATCTCTGTCAGTATCGTCAATTTCAGGGGATTGCAAAGCAAAGGTGATGGATTGGAATGTATCTCTGGGATAAGCTCGCAACTGAATTAGGCGATCAGCTACATCCTCTACATCAACCGCATTTTTTACATAGCTGTTAATCTGCTCAGCAAATAACCCATAAGTCTCTTGAGAATCAATATCTTCTGCCGTATAAGAGTTATTGAAATTATTGCCATAATCTACGATGATTTTATTGGCCATATCTCCTTGGCGTTGAATGACTCCAATGCCTGAGGCAATAGCTTGTCTGGCGTCCAAGTCTGTATAGCCATTGGCCACTAGGTAATCTTGGCGGTGACTGGCATCGGCATAACCTATAAGTCCATTGGCATCCTCGTATAGATAGCCAAGGGCAGAGTTAGCAATTTGGTTGGCTATTGGGGCGATAACCGCATCAGTAAGCTGACGGCTAACCATTGTATATTCGCCAGCATCGACTTCACCTAAGCCAATATTTCCTGCCTGATTCCAAGTTTCTGTAGCATCGTAATTTGCCCAAGTCTCAGCTGCAGGAAGTTCATTCCAAGCATCTAAAAGCAAATCATCTAATAAATCTAAAATCTGTGCGCCGTCTAATCCTTCTGCCAAGTTGCCATCAAATATAGATCGTTGCAATTTTGCTAATGCTCCTACGGCCGTTATTTGTAAGGTTGTAATAATCGCGCTAGACCCAGCGCTTCTGACTGTTTGTTTTAAGTCTGAAATACGACCGCCGAAAATAGGAATATAGGTTGCAGACGAATCTTTTACTTCAATTGTTACTGCGGTATTTACTCCAAAGTTATAATTTGTGCCCTCAAAATTAACGATTGTCAAAGCACAATAGCCAGGAGGAGTGGGGTTATTTATGTCCTGTCGGCCAGAAGTAATGGTTAAATTAGTTAGCGTAACTGAAGTTAATTCTGTGCCATTAACTAAAATCTTCCAATCGGGAGTCCAAAGGGTCATAGGATTTGAGCCGAAGTCCTTAGATCTCCGCCACCGCCAGTTCCGCGATTGGTGGAATTATTTAGAGCCAAGATGACTGCTCGAGTAAATCCTTCTTCATCAATAGCCGATGGAGCATTGACATTGACAATAACATTTCCGCGTTCTTCTCCAGCTCTAGCAGCTGCAACATTAAAGTTAGAAGGGATGGCGTTACCGCTTGGCATTAAACCGCCTGAAGTAGCGCTGCGACTTACTGATGGAGCTGCTGCGCTTGCTGGTGGAGTAGTTGCACTCGGTGGCAAGGTTGGAAGCACTACTGATGGGCTAGGTCTGGAATTGCCTCCGACACTTCCCCCACCAAATGGCAACTGAATACTTGGAGCAATTGGAGTAGGAGCGCTAGTTTTAATAGTAGGCAAATTAGGCAGGAATGAGATTCTGTTATATGCCTGTATTAGCGAATTGATGCGCTGAATAGCCCCGTCAATTAATTTAAGTAGTCCATTGATTGCGCTACTAATAACACTTACTACTGGGCCAATAATCTTGAGAACTACTGAGAAGGCTATTCCAATACCTTCAATAGCTTGGACTAATTGATATTTAATAATTGGGATAATGTATTTGACGAAGAAGTCTGCCATCGTTCTGAATAGGTCAGTAACCGCTTTTATATCATCCTTGTTATGCTCCATTGCAACACTTACGCGATCAAAGGCATTTCTTAGCGCTTCAAGAATAGGAGCTAGAGCTTCTCTACCTGTGCTTACAAAGTTTTTAGTTTGTTGCACTAAACCTTCAGGCCCACCGAATGAAGCAGCAATCTTCTCTATGACCGGTAAGAATTTGTCATTGAATAAATTAACTACACTCAAAGCAACTGGAAGAAGGGCTTGGCCTAAGACTATTTTGGCTTCATCTAATCTTGCGGTGAGAATTCTTTGGCTGTTAGCCATTCCATCGGCAGTTCTGGCGAAGTCACCTTGCGCGTCAGTAGTCTGCTCAAGAATTACTTTGTGAGCTGCTAGGACTTTTTGCTGGGCAGTTAAAGTTCCAGTTCCAGAGTAAATACCCATTTCCATAGCTTTGGCTTTAAGAGTTGCATCATTGAGCAATACGCCAAAGGCTCTAATAGGTTCAGACTCACCTCGAAGGGCAGCACCAAGGGCTGTGATTGCTTGATCAACTGAGGTGTTATTAAATGATGCTAAATCTGATGCTAAGGTTACGAATTCGGTTGAGAAGGAAGTAAGTTCTTCTCCAGCAAGTCCAGCTGATTTACCAAAGATACCGAAAGTAGCAGCGGCGTTCATCGCCTGAGTTCTGGTCTGGCCTAGTGAAGCGGCTGCCTTAGCTCCAAAGGCTTCAATATTTTTGGCGCTCTCTCCAAAGATTACATTGACTTTAGATACTGTCTCGGCTAAGTCAGAGGCAGCAGCAACTGCATCCTTGCCAATCTTGATAGCCATTGCTCCAGCTGCAGCACCTACGGCAGCTAGGGCTATACCAGCCTTCTTTGCAAAGTCACCGACTTTGTCCCCGAAGCTCTTGGTAGTGGCGTTAGCCTTATCCATTCCCTTGACAAATTGAGTTGTCTCAGCAAGGACTTCGAGTTTAAGTGTGCGCCAATCTTTAGCCACTCTTACTCCAATTCTGAACTACTTTATTCATAGCCTGTAAGTATTTTAGCGTTAGTTGAGGCTGAATTTTGCGAAGGGTTGGAAAGATGAAGTAGCCATTTGAGCCGCCCCTTGGCGCTCTCCCTGACCAAGTTGGAAATTGTTTGAACTTCTTTGATCCGAATTCCAAGCCTTGCCAAAGTGTTCTGGTTGAGCCTCCACCTGATAAACGCTGATTAGCGAAACCATAAGATAGCCGTCCCGTTTTACTACTGCGAGAGACTGATGCACCATCAACGACTCGCCTGACGGCTTTATTTGCCTTTGTGCGAGAATATCCAGCTGACTTAATTTCGCTTTGGGCGAGGAGCGAAATGTCATAAGCCACTTTGCGAGATTCTTCAACGGCTTCATCTCCCATAGTTTGAAAGGTTTTGGCAAGCTTGCCTAGTTCTCTTTTGGTGAAGGCGCTGAATTGAACATTGTCATTCACTTCGCTTCTCCAATATCTCTAGGGCGGTTATAACATCTTCCGCGTTATCCCAGTATTGATGCGGTATTCCTGTGGCTATTGCCAGTTCTATCAGGAGTCTGCTGAGACTCCCGACTGGGTGACTTTTGGGTCTGACTCACCAGCGCTCACATCTGAAACTGTTTCCATCCAGATTTCAAAGGCTTTAACTGGCTTACCAGCTGATTCTCTTTTCATAGCGTTATACGCCAAGAATAAGAGATCCCATACGCCTATCCCATCGACTGCCGATGAGACTGTCTTGGAAGTAGTGCGTTCCCACTTAGCCCACTCAGGCGGTTGCGCAATATAAGTTGCACTTTCGCCTGAGTTATATTCAATTGTGATTGGTAATTTCATAGCTCCCGATGCTCCGATCTCTTAGCTGAAGGTCTCTGTTGGTGTTCCAATTACTGTCATTGTCCAAGTGTCGGTAAGTGCTCCAGGAGCAGCTCCACCAGCAGTTGGAAAGATTGGCAATACTGTAAAAGCAAAGACTGCTCCAGTTATTGCAGTAAAAGAAACATTGAGTGCGGTGTTAGGTGCTGATTCAGCATCTGCCCACATTGCTTCGAATAGTGAGCCAGAAGCTCCCCAATCTTGCAATAGTTCAATTGTGAATGTCCATTGCTTATCAACGGACTTATATGCGCGACCATCGAGAGTTTGATAAGTCTCAATGATTGTCTCGCAGCTTAGAACGGCGCTGGTCGTCTGGGCGTCATAATCGGCTGCATCGAGTGTGAAGGTCACATCGCGCCCAGTTATTACTGTTGTTGGCATTTGGGTCTCCTATGCGGTTTGCTCGTAGCGGACGCTCAAGCGAATATCTGAAACTAGCAGGGTAGTAGTTCCAACTTCAGTTACCGATGGTCTTTCGACTGTAGATAACTCATACTTGGAAGCATCTAGCTCTCCAAGAATACTAATGACTAATTGCTCTAGGTTATCCAGAGCAGCGGCGTTGCTGAAATACGCAACGCAAGCAGTTATGGTGTAATTTAATTTAACTCTAGTTGTAGATTTACCGATGAGTTCTAATTCCATATATGGTGAATCTGGAACTATGACTATTGCTGGAACTATTGGCGCTTCTGGAACTGAGTCGTAAATATTGGCGGTGCAAGCTGCTAAAGCCGTCTTAAGTGCGCCGCGAACATCTGCCGCAATGGTTGATGGCATTAACCCACCATAGTTTCAACATCAAGATATGGGCCAAGTAAGCCAGTTACTTTGGCAAGTAAATTCTTAGATAAGCGGTAAGGAGTAACTGCGAAATCTACGCCTTCGATTGATCCTCCAGCTGCGGTTCTTGCTTGGAAGATTTCAACGGAGATAGCCAGAATAGCAGCTTCAGCATTGGCATTTCCGACATAGGTTGATAGTCCAGAGAGCGCAGCATTTCCTGCTGGGATAACATTTTTTTCCAATATGTCTGCATTGGTGATTGCGACTGTAAATACATAATCTGAAATTTCGTCATCGGTTACTGTGTGAGTGCCATTGAAAGGAGCTCCGCAGCCAGTAATAATTACGGATTGGCCTTCTGTAAATTCTTGAATTGTTGCGGTCTCAAAGTAAGCAATATTATCGGTTAGCTTTACTTTGTTAATCTTGCTTTGGAAAGTAACTAGCATTGGAAGAACTAGATTCTCAGAAGCATCTACTATGTCTGCAAGATAGGCATCTGAATATAGGGATGACGAAACGCCAAGAATTGTCCTAAGCTCTGCAGCCGTAACTATTGTTGGCATCTCGTCATCCTTTCAAGCAGTTAGGTGAGTGGCCAGCTCGGGAGCGGACTGGCCCTCACTATTAGGGGTTCTTAGTTCTTGTTAAAGTAGCAAGCTCCATCAGCGACCTTGACTGCAAGTGCGCCGTAGCCATAGTAAGCAACTTCAATCTGACCATTTAGAGCAACATTGGTCTGGAGACGGAATCTGCTTGATTCATACCAAGTGTAAGAATCTGGATTAACTACGATCATTGAACCATCTCCAAGAGGTAGAGATGGATGAGCAGCAGTTAGTGATCCAAGTGCGCGAGATACATAGAGGCCAAGTCCAGCAACATTTCCGCGAAGGCTTTGTGGGCTGGCTACACCAGCTGCGTTCTGTGGCTGTGATGCTGTGTAAATTGGGCGACCGCTATCGTTGTAGCTCATTATTTTTGCCCATTGCTCAGGTGTAACAATAAGATTTCTAGCAAATCCTAGAGAATCCTTATAAACCTCAGCGGCTGCTTCCGATACGAAAGTTAGAATTCCAGCAGCGGTATTGTCAGCTGCTGTGGCAGCGATTTGTCCATTGCTTAGTAATTGTCCTGCAACGAACTTATCTGTTGCTAAAGCATAAGCATATTCCATTTGACGAACTAGCTCATCAAAGAATACTGGATTGCTTCGGTCAAGAAGTTCAACGGAGAAGGTCTGGCCACCTGCATACTTATTAACATTTACTGTTAGGAAGTTGTTGGTCATTCCTGTCTCAACAATTGCATCGCCTTCGTTCTCATCTTCAACTGTTGGAACTGCTGTAATCTTTGGAATCTCAAAGCTCATACCAGCATCTGGTAGAACTCCAGTTGAGATTGCATCAATTGTTGAACGATCAGCATTTGATAGTGGGTTGATTACCTCGGTCAATTGACGAGTAGGAATCAAGCCAGCGTTATTTGAAGTGGTGTCGTCTGCTGCCATAACATACTGACGAGCAGCGTCATCACCGAGTTTAGCGCGAACGCTATTCTCTAGATATTTTGCCTTTGTAAATTCAAGGCGAGGGGCTGTGTAGAAGGCTGGCTTTGGAGCTGCAGCTTCTACTTTGGCTGCTTCTACCGCTTCTTCAACGGCAGGAGCAGGAGCGGTAGTGTCAGACACTTGGTCTCCTTCGGTTGGTTTGTCTGAATCAGCGGTTGCCAAATCAGAATCTTTATCTTCATTCTCGGACGCTGCTACTTCGCTTACCCGAGCAGAATCAATTGCAGGATCAGTAACTAGCGATACTTCATCTAGGGTTGCTGAAGTAATCTGCATTACGCCTTTATTGTTGGTCCATTCATTTATTTGAGCGCCTACGCTAAATCCATCGCGTAATCCTTCAGTTGCTTCAACTAGGGCATCTTCTCCAGCCATAGTATTAGCAATCTTAAAAGTAGCTTCAATTCCCGAGCTTGTTACATTGTGAGAGACCATTTTGCCAATTGGGCGAGTGCGGTCGTGCTCAAGAAGCAACTTAACTGGCTTAATCTCAATGCTATCTGCTGCAAATACTGTTGGGCCTACTGAGGTGTTTCCTTGCTCATTCCAAGTAACGATAGTCCCAGTAATCGTTCTCTTTATAGTGTCAGCAGCCGTAACTGCCATAGGCATATTAAGCTTCATTTGGTATTAGATCTTCCTCTCGCTGAATCTGCTCAACGCTCATCGCGCCAATGCGGTTTAGGATTTCATAAACTTGAGCTCTCTCTAACGGATTACCGCGTAGGAAGTCATCAAGGTCAAAGCGCACCATTACGGGATTAGGAACGAAGTCCGGTAATGATAGGCGTTCCTCAATCGCTTTAAGAATTGGGCGAAGTGAGAAATCAACTAATGAGCGCCGTTCATTAACTGCGTTTGAGTATGTCATTGAAGTCTGCTCGGCGCTCAAGAAGTATGCTGGAATACCGCAAGCTCTAGCTAATTCTAGCGCCACATATTGACGCGCCTCAGAGAGCTGCATAGTTTTAGGATCAAAGCCAAATTGTTGCAAATCCACATCAGCATTAAGAAATGCTGTGGAGCGAGATTGACGAGCTGTTTTCCAAGCAGATAGCAAGGATGAAATTCTTTCAGCAGTTAGATTAGTGCCATTTGACTTTAGCACCATAGAAGGCGCTGGCTCTTTAGCATAATTGACTGCTGCGTTCTCAAGATAAACTGCTGCCTGAATAGTTTTACCAGCGCGATGCAGTAAGCCCTCATCTGGGCCATCAAATCTAATGATTGAGCCAACGCCATTAATAGGAACTGGCTTGCCATCAACTTTATATCCTGTAATTGAGTCGGTCTGAATATCAGTATCAACTGTAACGCGACTTGGTCTAATTCTTGTCCAAGCTCTTACGCGACCGCCATCAGTTGCTGAATACATTTCTAGCACTTGGCCATATCCTGCGCCATACATCCAAATATCTTCAGCAAGCCAGCAATAAACTACGAAACCAGCAACTCTTGGGTCTGGCTGATTAATAACGCGATGCGGATCTACATACTCGCCAGTTATGCGATTAAAAGTTGTTAAAGGTAATGAGCCGATAGTCCCCGTAATAATATTTCTAGCGCGAGCTACTGACGGGACGGACATCGCCAATTGACGAGTTACTGATACTGGAGTTCCGAGAACGGAGAAGTAATCAAGGTTCTGAAGCGGTTGCAAATTAGCAGCTTGGACATCAATAGCCGATTTTTTTGCTTCGACTGTTGGAAATAGGAAATCTCTTATAGCACCCATTGCTTACATTGTAAGCGAGCCGACTTACACTATTTGAATATCAACTCCACTTTCAGCCATCGTTGCATAGTGTGTCGCTAAGGCTGAGGCAATTGCTCCGCAGATTGTCGTATTACTTACCTTGCGACCCATTACCCAGCCGCCGTCACCGAAAGGGAGTTTGACGGCGGATAGGCATTGTTTAGTCAGCTCATCTTGTCCCGAGTGAGCCAACCGCTGAGATGAGATTGCTCCCAATAACTCATCGCAGCTTTGGGCATAGTCAAGGCCATCTATCGGCTCAACCCTAATTCCAGCAGGAGCTAATCGCGCAGCTACTGCCGAAGCGGTTCTGGCTGAATAGGCAACCAATTGAACTGGATACTTTCGCACCCATTCCGCTACATCATTAGCCATTGCTTTATCATCCAGATTAGCAGGGTTATGCCAAGTCTGGAGAAGTATGACTTGGAACTTATCGCCCTCAAGTCTTTGGCTAGCAACTAGCGCCGCTTCTTTTCTACTAGGGCTTAGATCGATAGCCAACCAAGTATCAGCTTCAGGGTTGAGTCGCAAGCCCTCAACTTTGCAACTCTCCCATTGAGACGGATTGATAACTGGGTTAATCGTATCGACCCATTGACATAAAACTTCTGTGCGCACAATATCTTCGGGGTCTGACAATACGGCGCGAATGTTATCTGGGTGGATAGTTATGCCTAGAGATGGATTAGCTTGGCAGACACCTAGCCAGAAGGTTGGCGAGTTATCGAATTTAATGCCCTGAGGTGTTGACCATTCGAACCAACCAATATCTTCGT